GATTTTGCTTTTACCCAACCATGCAACAAGTTCATCCTCAGTCATCTTGTTTTCCCACAACTTATCACTGAGCTTGGGTAAGTACGCTGCTATAAAACGCGCAACAGTTGTCCACTGCTGCTTGCTATAACGTGGCGTGCGTTTCAGTGTGTAAAGCTTCTCGTACGTAATGTTGTTTTCTGCCTTAAAAAACACAACGACTCTGTTTGTGTACATGTGAGAAGGCGCTCGCCACATCTTGATTAAGTTTCTGTCCCACAACTCCTGCAACACCTCGTCGTGGGCTTCAGCAAACAGATCATTCAGTATGCTCATCTTGCTCTCTCCTCTTGAGCATTGCCACCATCATTGCGTCTGCTACCCTAAAAGCAAATTCAGCAAACGCTTCTTCTGGTTTGTACTGTGGCATCTGCCCCCACTTACCCGCAAGGATTCCCGTGATAGCAGCTTTAGCAAACTCAGCGCGTAGCTTGTTGTACTCATTCATTCCGCACCTCCACTTAGTCTGAATTCAATACGCGCTCTGTCGAGTGCAGCAATACGCTTGCGCTCTGCAACAACTTTTGGATCTTTCCACGGGTACGGTTGTTTAAGAAGACGCCACTGTCTTTTGAACGTTTCGAGTACGTTTGTGCTTTCGCTTGTTGTTTTGATTTGCATCTCTAGCTCCTGTCATGTTGAATGGATCACTGAAAAAAGGTTCGGGTATGGTCACCCTCGTCTTGGCAAACTTCTTGCAATACATCTGGTCTTCGTTCTTCTGAAATAGCTTCTCCTGTTTTGTAGGTTCCATCGTTATAAACTTGTAGTGCCGCTCTGCCGTGATGTACGGCCTGTCGGGATCTTTCTTTAAGAAACTTTCAACGCACCCCAACCGCGTGAGTCTGGTCATCAATGAATAGACAGTGTTCTTGTCTAGCTGCACTTGCAGTGCAATCTCTCTTACGGTCGGCGGGGTCACTCGTTTCTTAACGTACTTGAGTACCTTGAGTTGCTTATCGGTCAGGGGATGTGGGGTCATCTGTTCGCTCCTTTAACCATAACACTGCACAGCGTGAGTGAAACAGCGCTTCTTCTGCATGATGTGATGCTTGCTCATACTGCCGCTCATTAACGTATTCGTACACAAGCTTTAACTGTTTGTGTGCTTGCATAAGATGTTCGCTTATATCTTTCATATCTTTCCTTTATTGTTACCAAAAGAACTTACGTGGTAGCTCAGCAAATTTAGGCAGTGCCTCAAGCGTGTCAGGCTCATCGAGTCTGACTGCTTTTAATAGCGCTCGTTCAAGCGCAGCGAGGAACTGCTTAGTCGTAATATTAGACGCATGTGCCTCTGGAGAGTCACGAAGTGACATACCGCGCATCGAGTAACGACTGCCATTTATCAGGTCATTGTTTGTGAGATACGTTGAGTACAAGTTATCGAAAACAAGCTGACCCAACTCGTTAAGGATGAACTCGGTCTGCTCCTCTAGCTCGCTGCTGCGAAGGGTACGTTGTAAGTTATTTATCTCTGTAGTTGCCAGTGATTTACCGAATGACCTTCGTGAATCCCATTGCGCGTTTTCACGGTATGAATCCAAGCGATACGTTGCCAAGAGCTTGATGGTTTCAATCTGCTTACGAAACGCAGCACGTTCCTGTCTACGCTCATCAGACACCACACGCTTGTGCACGGGGATGTGATCGGATGCACTGACGACGAGTTTGCCTGTCGAAGTGAACGTGAGCATGGCTGAGAACAACTCGTTCTCGTGCTTGATCTCTGGATGATCGCGCTTGTAGTGCTTATGCACGATGTGGTTAAACGGTACGACATACTGCTTGCCGTCCTCACCCATAAAGCTCGCTACCTGTCCACCGTAGCAACCCACCACGTTCCGTGCAATAAATTTACGAGAAGTCAATGAGTCATACCCACGGATATACACAACGCGATAGCCGTGCTGATCGGGCTTGAGATAGCGGATCATCTTGGTGTGATACAGGCACACATCGAAGTAGGCATCATCTTCGCCGCGCTCAAGTCTGTACTGCCATGATGATACATTCTTGAGCGGTCGCTCGTGGCTGCTCCATTTCTTTGAACGTGGAGGCTTAGGTGTTTTATCAAACCACTTCTTGGCGTGTTCGTACGATGTGATTGCGGGTAATGCCCATACGTTTGCTGAAAATCCCATGATTACTCTCCTTGTAAAGTTGTTGTTGAGTAGACGTGATGTCTACTCATGTGTTTTGAATATCAACCGCAGCGCAGCACTTGAATCGTGTCACCTGCTCGACAGGTCTTAGCGTTTCCCTTTCCCCAATTAGTGGCGCACCATGCAGACAGACATCTGATCAATGTTTTGTAATCGTATTTGCCCATAGGGATGACCACCACATCACCGACTGCTGCGTTTTCGACATGTGGTTTGAAGTGCTTGGTTAGCTCCCCATACTGGAACATACTGCTGCGCTTTTTCTTTTTCTCAGCCACCTCTAACTCACCGTACTCATTGCCCGCTGAGTCGATGACTTTGTACTGACAGCCCGTTGCTTTGAGCAGCTTGATGGCTTGCTCGATTGTTTTAGTTGTTACAGCCAACTGCTGAACTGGTTTGGTAGTAGGCATGATGCGCTCCTGTTTGCGGTAAGAAGAAAGTGACACTGGTTGAAAGAGGTCGAGTTGATCCATGATTAAATCCGTCCTTTGATGTGGATTGCTTTGCCCTGCGGAGGAACGAAGGACTCGTTGTCAACGATGCCCCACAACGCAGCGCAAGGCACGACTGCATTGTCCCCATCGAGATAACCATCGGTCAGCCAGATGACTGCACGTGGCTTGTACTGCTTCTCAGCGATATACTTCACAACACACTGTGGTGTCGTACCACCCCCACCCCTTGGCTTCATGAGCGTGGCAATCGAGTGGTACTCGTCGGGCTTGAACAACTGCTCGCCACACACGGACGTGTCCCACCAGATAACGCGCAGTGCATCGGGCATAACAGTCTGTGCGATCTGTGCGATCTCACCGAACAAGATGGGATAGATCGGCCCCATCGAGCCTGACGTATCACCGGCGATAATGATCTCGCCTTTGTTGTATGCGAAGTGTGAGGGCAGCAGGATGCCGAGCGGTGCAAAACGCTTGTTAGGTGGCACGAACCGTGAGTGCTCATCACCCTTACAGATTGTGTCGAAGAACTCGCGCAGATGTTGACGCCACTCGGTAGTACGTTTTGTAGCGTTGAGGTCAAGCCGTCCGCCTCCCTTGCCGTTACCCGCTAGCTTCTCTGCAAGTATCTTGCCCTGCCGTCCTGCCTCATCGACTCGTCGGCCTGTCTCCTCCATCTCATCGTCATCAAGCTCATCGAACAAGTGTTCATCGAAGCCACCCTCACCACTCTCCTCATCACCCTGATCAATGAGGTCACGCAGCACACGAAGAAAACCCCACCCCTTGTACTTAGTATCAACGCATGGCTCAACGGTGGGACGCTCGACCCACGTGAAGTTAGGATCAATCTCCTCGATGATGAGGTTGATGACGTGATCCATCGCCACGTTGGACAGCTTGGGGTAACGCTTACAAACATCTTTGTACTCGACGCAATGCTTGAGCATCTTGTGTAAGTTCTCGTGGATGCGGACATAGCGCAACTGCTTGCGGTTCTGTGCAAGCACAAAGTCAGGGTTGTAATACTCATCACGACCATTGGTCGCAGCCGTGGGCAGACGGTCAGTGATCTCGATTCTGCCCACCATCGCCACGCCGCTAAGCTGAGCAAACAGCGCGTTACGTGTGAGGTCGATACCCACAGCAGTCACACGCTCGTGTGGTGTCATGTCGTTATACATAGTTCTCTCCTTGAAATGGGTAATTAAAAGTTAAACTTATTGAGCAGCGCGTCCACGTTCTTACGTACGTCATCACGTACAGCCTCGTTAGTACGTAACTCCTTGGCGTCCACCCCTTGCAGGGCTTGCACGAGCCCGACACGCGCTTGCTCAAGTGTTGTGTCGTTAATAATGTTGAGGTGCTTGACCATGTCACACAGCTCCAGTGCACCCGTGACGAGCGAGTCGTGGAACTTACGTGTCCTACGATCACCGTCCACGTTGTCATACCCTAGCCTGTCCTGCATACGCATGAGGTGCGTCTTGAGTCGCTCACGTACGTCAGCCATCGCAGCCTCGACACGCTCATCAGCGAGCTTGGCTAACTTCTCCTGAAGTTCTTTCTGAGCGTCATTGCCCACGTCCACACGGAAGTCACCCGCACGTGGCACAGGCATGAAGTTAAGACGGAAGGCGAACTTACGCTCGATCTCGCTCACATCAGGGTAGTCATCACGCTTGAACATATCGCCAAGCGCCATCGCCTGTGCTGTGATGAGCGAGGGGTACACACGGATGAAGTCCTCCACGAATGAGAAGAACGTCTGCTCACTGTCTGCCATGCGTTGGCTAAACGTGAGGAAGTTCGCTGTGGGCAGCAGCCTGATGCCGCTGTCTGACCACGGCATGGTGTTCTCGTACACGTATGTGCGTACGCTGCCAACGTAAGTGTTGATCACGTCCAGCTCGTTACGCCCTGCAAGCAGGTGCTTGTTGACGCGAGCCGCATCCTTAGCGGCAGCGTTCTTTGATGTGACCACCTCGTCGGTGGTTTTCTTGTCCAGCTTACGCGCAGTCCATACTGATGCGTTGAACTCAACAAGCATCGCACAGGTATCAATGTTGTAGCGTGTCATATTATTTCTCCTTGTATTAGTTCAAGTCCAAGAACTTCCTATTGAGTCGAAGCAATTCTCTGAACGCCTCGACGGTGACGAACACGTTGACCTTGACCGATGTGCTGATCTGCTGCACGTACAACTGGCACATCTCCTCGCGCATCCGCTGCACGTAGATAGTCGAGGCTTCTGCTTCCTCGCGTGTGTTAACGCGTGACACGAACTGCTGCACCTGAATCATCTGTGCCACGGGATCTTTGACGAGTGGTGCGTTGGCAGGGTCGCGCATGATGAGACTGAAGTCTGGCAACGTGTTACCAAGTCTGATGTGTGTGCACAGGTTCTCAGCGAATGGGCCCACAGCACCCCACAGTTGAGCACGTACAAGCTCCATGCCCACGTCATCGAGTGTCTTGACAATGTCAGACGATGTCTCCATTGAGCGCAGCGACACGTAGGCGTCTTGCATCTCACGTGGGTTGTAGATGTGCGGGTTGTCCTTGGCTAGCGACTTGCCTGCATACTTACCCTCTGGCTCGTAGTCGAGGAATGAATCGAAGATCTGCGGATGCTTGACGGCACACGCGATCACCCGATAGTCCAGACCCTTGCGCTCAGCATACGCACGCCACTCGTCAAGCTTAGCCTTACGCATCTTGACTCGGATGAGCCGGTTGCGGATGTGTGCGGGTATGTTGTCACCAAGTCCCTCGATGCCGAGGTTCGTTGCCATGATGACGAGCGACCCTTCGGGGAAGTGATAGTCACCGACCCGATAGTCGTAGACCACAGGTGCGAGTGTGTTCTTGACATAGGGCGCAGCCTTGGCGAACTCATCGATGAAGCACAAGATAGGACGTGAGCCGTTAACGCCGAGGCGATTCGTTTTGCTCAGACCAAAGCGCTCGTTGGGCAGCTCGCGTGACACACCCGCCTCACGGTCAATGTCAGGCATCCACACTGAGCCGTCACTGAGTTGGGTTGCGTCGATGGGATCGACAGCGATGTGGTCAGCGAACTGAGGATCACGGCGCAGCGCGTGGTACACGGCAGTCTTACCGATACCGTTCTCACCCTCGATGAGGATAGTACGGCGCAGCCCCCGCTTGTGATGCGACTTGATGAGGGTGGTGATGTCGTCAAACGAAAGAAAGATTGATTGGTTATCCATGCTTAACTCCTTGATTTATATGTGTTTGTGTTACACAGTAGGTTATACAGCAGATTAGACATCATGTCAAGTATTAGACATTTGATTCTCCTTAAGATGTTTGTGTAAGGTAGACGGGTTGTCTACCTAACGGGATGGGGTTACTCGTCGTTGTTGTGGACTATGCGTACCGTGAGGCGACTGAGCGCGGTGTCAATCTTCTCCTCAAACAACTCATCAAACATGTCACGCGCTGCGCTGTCTGTGATGAGGTCGTTCTCGTTGATGGCGTCATCAATCTGTGAGCTGAAGTCGTGGTTGTTTATAGTCTCGGTGATGGTGTCCTCGAAGTCGATACGCTGGACGTAGTCCTTAACCGAAGCATCCACCATTGATGAGAGGTCGTAGTCCGACAAGTGCGTTTCTACTTGCGCCTCAACCAGCTTGTCGAACCACGGGGATGATTGCAGCAGGGTCTCAAGCGACTGCTCCACTTCAGGCTTGCGCTCGTGCATCTCTGCCTCAAGCTTGTCGAGCCTGACGTGTATGTCACGGATGAGTCCAAGCTCACCGATACGGTGGAAGATGTGGTTGGTGATAGCGGTGATGATGCCGTCAATAAGTTTGATGTTGTTAGTGTCCATAGTGATTCTCCGTTTATATAAGATGTTTGTGAGTGTGTATGAATGGTGTAAGTGTCAGCTACTCATCATCGTTCTCCTTATCTTCAGTTTCTTTCACTGCCCAGTCGTGCAGCTTGACGCACTCTTCCGCGCATGTGGCTGCGTCGATGTAACCCTGATCACGTAGTTCAACGAGCGCAGCTTGGGATTTAAGTGCTGTGTCCCATACGTCTACCCTTCGTTTCCATATGCTCGTTGTCATGCTCACTCTCCTTTAGTTTCCTAGTATGAGTATGGTCAGCGCTACACCTAGCGCAAAGGCTATGGCGTAGCCGATGATGGTGTCCCACATATCGTTTCTCCTTAAGTAGACGAGTTGTCTACGTTGTTTGTGTAGGGTGTGGTTGGTATGAGTTGTTTGGGTGGGCGTCCTCGCTTGCGTGGTGGGGTTGATAGGTCTGCGCTGTGTTTGGCGTAGCGTTGGTCGTGCTTGAGTTGGTTGGCTTGTTGTTCGCGTATGGCTTTCTCCAGTAGGTGTAGTTTGAGTTCTGATGGGCGTAGGCTCATGTGCTTGAGCATGGCGTGTCGGACTTTCATGTACTCGCTGATCTTGGCTCGACGTTTGAGTTCGCGTTCATTCAGGATGCGCTCGGCCTCGATGGGGGAGACATCTCCCGCTGTGACTCGGTTGGCTAGCTCGTTGCGTGTGAGCTTGCTTGGGGGTTTGCGCTTGGGTCTGCAAGCCTTGCAACGGTTGGATTCAACCCATGCGGCGGTGTTTCCACTGAGTCCTTTTCGCTTGGCTTCTTCGCGTGTTGCGCGGTACTTGAAGAGCGATGATGGGAGGGTTTGTTTGCATGTGATGCAGGTTCGTGTGTGCATTTTGTGTCTAATCCTTGACAATAAATACGAAAAGTGTCCACTTTGTCCACTTGGCTAGTGGACATTGGCGCTAGCCTGTAGTTTAAGGGTTTGTAATCGATTCATAAATTCAGTCCTTTTTTTCTAGTGGACATTGGTTTGCCCAATAGAATCAGGGTGTTTGGGAAAAGTGTCCAAGTGTCCACCAAATTTTAGGAAAAACGAAAAGGAAGCCACTTTTTCAAGAAGCGAGGACAAACGCAGGTCAATCAGCCTATAAGAATAATAACGTCCCAATAAATACGTATATATATATAGTAGACAATTAGTCATTTATATATAGACGCCTTATGGGACGGGGCTTTGCGCTTGTCCACGCTTGTGTCCACGTGGACGAAAAGCTGGGGTGCACTGGACGCGACCAAAAAAGGGGTATTTCTCCATAATATGTTATGGAGAACTTCTCTATAACATCTTATCAAGAACTACTGAAGCCAGAGATGTTTCTTTTCTTTGTTGGTGTGGGCGAGCAGCTTGAGGAGTTGCTCTGCGCTTGGTGGACGTGTGCCGACGACGAGGTCGTCTTGTTTGAGTGCGAGCATCTGGCGCTCGGTTAGTTGTTGCCGCTCGAAGGCGACGTACCAGAAGGGTTTGTTTTTCATGATGGTTCTCCTTGATGTGGGTTGGTTAGCGAGTGATGAGTTGAAGCCATGCCGCAAGCGCGGCAGCGAGTCCAGTGAATAGTAAGGCGCCAAGGCACAGCGCTAAGAGCGCATGGATGATTTTGAGTATGTTCATGAGCATGAGTTTCTCCTTAAGATGTTGGGGTAAGTAGACGTGATGTCTACTTAAGATCAGAGGGCAGCTTTGAGTGCGCGGATCTGCGCGGGTGTGAGTTGCTTGTGTATGCGAGCGAGCATGGCGCTTACTGCGTCAATGCGTTTCTTGGGCTTGCTGCTTGGGTTGCGTGGCTCGGTAAGGTCGAGCGCTTGCATGATGCGGTTGATCTGCTTTTGACGCATGCCGTAGTCAGCGTGGTCTTTGTTGTAGGCGATGCCAAGGCCAATGTCTGCGCCACGTGTACGCGTTACGTACAAAGTACCTGCGCCGCTGTAGTAGAACTCATCACACGCGATGATGAGCGTGTGTAAGACCTTATGAAAGTCCTCGCCTTTCACAATGGATTTGAGTTCACGCACTTTGTCCGCAAAGGATTCACCTGCGCGAAAGACGGCGAATGTGGCTTTCTTGATTGCTTTGTTTTCCATAGTAGTTCCTTACGTAGACGGGATGTCTACTTAGTTGTGCGCTGTACACGTATTGATGCGTTGCGTGCATGAATAGCATCAAGCTATGTAGTTGCGCGGATGATTTGACACGACGACGAACCTGCGAAACACCTCGCACTCTCGCTGTCGCACAAAACAAAAAGCCACGCGAACGGCGTGGCAACGTATGGCTGAGCAACTCCCAACCATGACTATATTATACCATAACGTGTTTCTGAGAACTCCCAGGGGGTTAAGCGTTTTTGCCGTTTTGCAACCCCACTGTACCCGTATCCCCCCAGATGTGAGCAATGTGGCGGCGTGGTTATGGACACTATTTGTCTCCAACACCACAAAAAATTATAAAACCTCAACCCCCACGCATAAAACCTCAACCCCACAAAAAATCTACAAAAATTCCCCTACATAATGTCAAATATTTGACATACGTACACAAAAAAAATCCCGGCATCGCGCCGGGATAAGGGAAGGTCGTCATAACCCATACAGCAAGGAGAGTAGCTATGGACAAGCTACACCGTTAATATACGCACCCATTGCACAAACGTCAATAAAACATTACCCTACGCTAACTTAAACCGAGGTGCCCCCTTTCCCTCAGTATGTTTGAACATCTAATTATTTATGATGACCCTCCATCGGCAGTTCCGGTGGATAAAGCAACGCCTCAACAGCTACTAAACGCGCAAGTTAATACGGCTGACTTTTTAGAGTCGATTGGCGCGGCGTCTGATGAGGAGGTCGAAGAGAACGCTAGCAAGAAGAATGCGCAACTTGCGTTTACTGCTATGGCTGCTGGCGCCCCGACAGAGAAAGTTAAGCAAACCCTAATGGCAAACACAACGCCAGAAGCAGTACGACGGCTTGTTGGGATGCTAACGGCGTATGACTGGGCGTTTGTTGAACAAGCGCGGCAGATGAGGGGGTACGCGGTTGCAAAAATACTGGAAGACACAGAGCACCCTGACCCACGCTATCGGTTAAAAGCCCTAGAGATGCTAGGTAAAGTCACCGAAGTTGCGCTATTTACGGAGCGCGTGGAGGTTAAGAAAACTGAGTTGTCAGATGAGGAGATTGAAGCCAAGATAAAAGCTAAGCTTGGTAAATATATGGGCGCTATTGAAGTTGAAGTGCAAGAGAAAATAAATGAATCTGAGTGATTATGAAGTTGAAGCGTTAAGAAAAGCGCTTCCGTTAATGCCGTCTGAAGAGAAATTAGAAGTATTAGCATTATTAGATGAGCATGAGCGAAGAAAATCACTTAAACACTCTAAAACTTCATTATTAGCGTTTGCGCATCACGTATATCCGGGTTTTAAAGAAGGCGCACATCATAGAAAACTGGCAAAAATATTTGAAGATGTAGTTGCTGGACGTAAAAAACGAGTCATTATTAATATCGCCCCACGTATGGGTAAGTCTGAGTTTTCAAGTTACCTGTTTCCAGCTTGGTTTTTAGGTCAGTTTCCTGATAAAAAGATTATTATGGGGACGCACACTGCGTCTTTATCGGAAGATTTCGGTAGACGAGTTAAAAATTTGGTGGACGCTGATGAATATCAGGAAGTTTTTCCAAAAACAGCCCTCGCAGAAGACCAAAAAGCTGCCGGAAAATGGTCTACCGGAGCTGGAGGTCAATATTATGCTGTTGGCGTTGGCGGCGCTCTGGCTGGGCGTGGTGCTGATCTGTTTGTTATTGACGATCCTCATTCTGAACAGGATATAAAGGCTAATTCACGGCTGACATTTGATCAGGCATGGTCATGGTTTCAAACAGGCCCACTGCAACGCTTAATGCCGGGGGGCGCAATAATAGTTATTATGACGCGCTGGAGTTTAATTGATTTAACAGGGCGTTTAATTGATTATCAAGCCAAAAATCCAGATTCTGATGAGTGGGATATTGTTGAATTACCCGCTATATTAAATGAAAATGAAGATAATGAAAAAAGTTTATGGCCTGAGCAGTGGCCTCTTGAACAATTAAAATCAAAACGTGCGGGTATGGACCCGCGATATTGGCAGGCCCAATATATGCAGCAGCCCACAAGCGATGCGGCTGCGGTTATTCAACGTAATATGTGGAAAGTGTGGCCTAACGAAGACCCACCACGCTGTGAATTTATTATTCAGTCGTGGGATACGGCGCATGAAACTAAAAACTCTTCGGATTATACTGCCTGTACAACATGGGGGGTTTGGTATAACGACGAAGATGGCGGTTCGCCTAATATTATTTTAATTGATGCGTTTAAAGCACGATTAAATTTTCCCGATTTAAAAAAACGTGCAATAGAAATGTATAAAGAGTATGAGCCAGATATTGTGCTCATTGAAAAGAAAGCCGCAGGTGCCCCGCTCATCCAAGAATTGTTTCGCATGAGTGTCCCTATACAGGAGTTCAGCCCGTCAAGGGGAAATGATAAGCACGTGCGTGTTAATGCTGTGGCAGATATGTTTGCCAGTGGTAAAGTCTGGGCTCCTGACACACGCTGGGCTCGGGAAGTCGTTGAAGAAGTCGCTGCATTTCCGGTGGGGGAACATGATGACTACGTGGATACGATGACACAGGCGCTGTTGCGGTTCAGGCAGGGTGGATTTATTTCATTGCCAAGCGACGAGCCTGACGACATTCGATACTTTAAAGGCTTCCGTGGGCAGAAACGCGGTTATTACTTAGGTTAGGACAGATCATGGCTATTGATAAGGCGATGTACGGAATGCCTGAAGGCATTGAAGCGCTAGCGACTGAGGAAGCGCCCATTGAGATTGAGATTGTGAACCCCGAAGGTGTTGCTATTGGTATCGACGGGGTTGAGATCGATTTAATGCCTGAAGAAGAGGAAAAAGCTGAGGAGTTTGACTCTAACTTAGCCGAATTCATGAGCGAGAGCGACCTGCAAAAAATTGCAGGTGACATTATGGAAATGGTTGAGTCAGACCTCAACAGCCGCAAAGATTGGGTTGATACCTATGTCAAAGGTCTGGATGTGCTGGGCCTACGTTATGACGAGGTGACTGAGCCTTGGGATGGTGCGTGTGGGGTGTTCTCTACGTTGCTGACTGAAGCAGCGATTCGCTTCCAGAGCGAGTCTATTATGGAGACATTCCCTGCGGCTGGTCCTGTTAAGACAAGTATTATCGGGCAGTGGAACCCAGAAATCGAAGAATCAGGTAAACGGGTTCAGGCTGATATGAATTATCAGCTAACTGACAAGATGCCTGAGTACAGGTCAGAGCATGAACGTGCGCTGTGGGGTGTGGCGTTAGCTGGCTCGTCATTTAAAAAGGTCTACTACGACCCGTCATTAGAGCGCCAAGTTTCGTTTTATGTACCTGCTGAGGATGTCATCCTCCCTTATGGTGTAACCAACATACGCCGCACCGACCGCCTTACGCACATCATGCGTAAGACAAAGAATGATATTAAGCGGTTGCAGGTTAGTGGGTTTTATCGGGATGTGGATCTTGGTGAGCCGCTAGCAACGCAAACGGATATTGAGAAGGCTAAAGCTCAGAAAGAAGGTATTGAGCAGACTAAAGATGAGCGGTATCAGATATGTGAGGTACATATCGAGTATGACTTGCCGGGGTACGAAGAGGAACTGCCATTACCCTACGTCATTACGATTGATAAAGGTACTAATAAAGTTCTGGCAATTCGCAGGAATTACAGGGAGGATGACCCTCGCAAACTAGCTCGCCAGCACTTCGTACACTATATGTACATCCCCGGCTTTGGGGCTTATGGTTTTGGGTTGATTCATATTATCGGTGGTTACGCTACAGCAGGCACCATGCTGATCCGTCAGTTGGTGGATGCAGGGTCGTTATCTAATCTTCCCGGTGGGCTGAAGTCTCGTGGACTCAGAATTAAAGGCGATGACACACCGATTGCTCCGGGTGAATGGCGAGATGTGGATGTGCCGGGGGGTGCGATCAGGGACAACATTCTGCCGCTGCCTTATAAAGAACCTAGCCAAGTTCTCCTCGCTTTACTAAACCAGATCACCGAAGAAGCACGACGCCTCAGTGGTATGGCTGATATGAAGATCAGCGATATGTCGAGTCAGGCTCCAGTAGGTACGACGCTAGCTCTCTTGGAGCGGCAGTTAAAGACGATGGGTGCTGTGCAGGCTCGCATCCATGCAGCGATGAAGGAAGAGTTCAAACTCTTAAAAGAAATTATCAGGGAGTACACCTCCCCTGATTACAGCTATGTGCCGCAAGATGGTACCCCGCAGGTTAAGGCTGAAGACTACGACATCGTAGAAGTTATTCCTGTGTCTGATCCCAACGCCTCGACAATGGCTCAGCGGGTTGTGCAGTATCAGGCTGCGTTGCAGCTAGCGCAAGGGGCACCTCAGTTATACGACTTGCCCCGTTTACACAGACAGATGCTCGATGTGTTGGGTATTCCTAATGCTGACAAACTAGTACCCCTGCCTGATGACCAGAAGCCCAAAGACCCCGTGTCTGAGAATATGGATGCGCTAAAAGGTACGCCTATGAAGGCGTTTATCTATCAGGATCACCAAGCGCATATCACGACGCACATGTCCTTCTTGCAAGACCCAAAGATTGCGCAGATGATTGGGCAAAACCCTATAGGGCAGCAGTTGCAAGCAGCAATGATGGCTCACGTTGCCGAGCACTTAGGGTTCCAGTATCGCCAAGAGATTGAGCAGCGTATTGGCTTGCCGTTACCCACCCCTGAACAGCAGCTCTCTGAACCTGAAGAGTATGCGATGGCTCGTTATGTGGCTCAGGCTGCACAGCAGGTCTTGCAAATTCATCAGAGTGAAGCAGCACAACAACAAGCCCAGCAGATTGCGCAAGATCCGTTGGTGCAGCTCCAGGCTCAAGATCTTCAGATTAAAGCCGCAGAACAGCAACGTAAAGCACAGAAAGACGCTATTGATGCCCAGATTGCTGAGAAGCGGTTAAATGTCGAACAGCAGCGTATTGCTGTGGATGCTCAGAAAGAAGGCATAAAGCTTCAAAACCAGAATCAACAAAACCAGCTAAAGATTCAAGCTGATTTGTTTAAAACGCGTATGAAAGGTTCTGGAAGATGACCTACGAAAAACAGATGCTGGATCATCTGGTTAAAAAACTCATCGAGCGCGAGGAGTCCATAAAAGACTCCTTGGTGAGTAACAGCGCAAAAGATTTTGCTGAATATAAGCATTTGTGTGGCGTTATCCAAGGTCTGCGCCTAGCAAAGATGGAAGTACAAGACCTTGTGCAACGATATGAGGAATTTGAAAATGACTGAAGCAGCAGATGCTGTTATTGCGGATGTTCAGCAAAGAGCCAAGCAGTTACCGATTGTTAAGGGGTACAAAATCCTTTGCACGCTACCCAATATCGAGAATAAGTTTGATAGTGGGATCGTCAAGGCTGATGTAACTGTGAAGCATGAAGAGCTATTAAGCAACGTGCTGTTTGTAGTCGCACTAGGTGATATGGCGTATGCGGATCAAAACCGTTTCCCCACAGGCGCTTGGTGTAAACCGGGGGACTTTATTGTTACTCGTGCCAACACTGGAACTCGTTTGAAGATTCATGATCGAGAGTTTCGGATTATTAACGATGATTCCGTTGAGGCTGTGGTGGAAGATCCCCGTGGCATTCAACGTGCGTGAGGTGATGTATGGAAAAAACCGAATTTAAATTTCCCGACGAGCAGGATGCCAAGCAAGAGGCTAAGGGTGACGTTGAATTTGAAATTGAAGTAGTTGACGATACACCCGATCCCGATAAAGGGCGTAAAGCACTGCCCGAGCCTGTTGGCGAAGTTACCGACGACGAGCTTTCTAAATATGACGAAAGCGTACAGAAGCGTATTAAGAAGTTGTCGCACGGATACCACGATGAACGTCGGGCTAAAGAAGCCGCATTACGTGAGCGGGAAGAAGCGCTGAAGTTTGCCCAGCAGATTATTGAAGAGAACAAACGACTTAAAACCGATTTGAATTCAAATAATACGCTGTTGGTTGGTACAGCTAAACAGAATGCAGAGTTGGCGTTAGATCAGGCGCGGAAGAAGTATAAAGAAGCATATGAATCTTTTGACGCTGATGCTATTCTTGCAGCGCAGGAAGAATTAACTACCGCTAAACTAAAACTTGAGCGTGTTACTAATTTCAAACCTGCCCCTTTACAAGAACGCGAAAATCCTGTAAACATAGCACCACAAACCGCCCCAGAAACTCCTCGGGCAGACCCAAAAGCACTTGCGTGGCAGCAACAAAATCAGTGGTTTGGGAACGATGAGGAAATGACTAGCTTTGCTTTGGGGTTGCATGAGAAGCTAGTTAAGTCTGGAGTTGATCCAACTTCAGATGAATATTACGAGCGAGTAAATT